TATATAATGGGAGATGATAATGCATATGTGTCAAATAAAAAAGCTCTATTAATTGGCTGTAATTATATTGGTACAAAAGATGAATTACATGGTTGCATAAATGACGTTAAATTTATTAAGAAAAAACTTGAAGGTAGTTACGGTTTTTCCAAAAGTAATATTATTATTATGACAGATAAATCAAAGAAACCTTTTTATCCAACCAAAACTAACATTTTAAAAACTTTTATAAGTTTTTTGTCTTCTTCTACCGCTGGAGATTTATTATTTCTTTTATTTAGTGGTCATGGATCTACAACAATAGATAAGAATACGGATGAAACCAATGGTTTAGATGAAATGATAATCCCAGTAGATTTTAATGGTATAAAAGACGATGATCTAAAAAAATGTATTGACAAATATTTGCACAAAGATGCAACATTATTTGCAGTATTTGATTCTTGTTTCAGTGGCTCTGTATTAGATTTAAAATACCAATACACTTGTACAATAAATAATAATAAAAATATTGCAAATGCAAAGAATATAGATACCCTTGGAAATGTTATTATGATAAGTGGGTGCAAAGATTCACAGACTAGTGAAGATGCATATATTAAGCTACCACGAGGAGCATTTACATGGGCTTTTTTAAATTCATTAAAAGATCCAAATATTATTACATGGAAAGACCTTCTTTCAAAGATTAGAGGAATGTTAAAAGGTTCTGATTTTAAACAGATCCCACAGTTATCAAGTGGAAAACCTATAGATGTAAATTCTAAAATATGTTTTCTATAATTTAACAAGCTCGCAAAACATTGACTAGCTATATAGAAATACAATATAAAGCATCTGCATTATATTGTATATCTGTACCATTTAAAATGCAAACTAGAAGCCAAACCCAACAACTTAAACAGCCAGTATACACAGTAGACATTGATTTTAACGGAGCAAGTAAAGCATGGAAATTAAATAAGCAATCACGTGGAAATGGTACATACGCATATATTTGTGGACAAATTACCAAAACTGGTAAAACATGCAATAAAGTTAAAGATAATAATTGTAATTATTGCAAAGTGCATAGCAAAAATAATTAACGCTTTCTTGTAGCCTTTCCTTTTCTCTTCTTTGCGCGTTTTTGACTACTATTCTTTCCATTCTTCTTTTTATTCTTCTTGATGCGCTTAGTTTTATAGAGTCCCTTACCTGTTCCATAAGATGATGTTTGCTTTAAAGATGACCTTCTAGTTCCTGAAGTAGTTCTGTATGCTGGAAATTCCTCCATATCACTTGCATTCTTATTAAAAAATACAGTTGCACGAGGAGTGCTTCCTTCTTCACCAAGATAAACTTGCCTTTTCCTGTTTCTTTCACTAGATGATGGAGCCTCCATATTTTCTTCAAAAACTGGCAATGTTTTTCGGTGATGTTTAGCTGGTTCAACCAAATGAATTGGTTTGGCAAGTGAGAGTCCACGAATCTGTTCACTTGATGATCGCGGACTAGATACATTTAATGAAGCTAAACCAGCAAGCAATACATCTCTGTCCTCTGGCTTTGTAGCGATTACCCAATTATTTTCACCCATATAATCAGTTATTCTAATTATACTTGTATCTCCAAAAGGAGCAGCATTTATTTCAAACCCAGCGGGAATTTTTCTAGTCTCGCTAAAAACATTGCTTAATCCCCTCCTTCCAACTAATTCCAAGTCTCCAGCTTGATTTAACCTTAAAAGTTTATGCTTTGGGTCGCCTGTTTTTTTCATTAATTGTACCTCAAATCCATGACTTGTGAGTTCATTCTTAAAACCCGTTTTAAATTGTTTTAACTCTCTAGGTGAATATCGTGGAGCCTTCGAAGTCATTATTTGCTATATATTTAGTTTAGAATAAAAACCCGTTTAGGTTTAAATGAACTATATACAAAATTATAAAAAAAATACGCGGTTGGGCTAATAATTTCTGGGTGTGTTTTTAACAGTAAATTTTTAATAATAATGTCATTATGACTTATATTTTCTACAACAGCAAAATTATAATGATTTTGAAATGTTACGCATTTTTTTCCTTTTCTTTTTTCATTTTCTTTACTAATTAGAGTACTTTTTATAGACTCTGTACTATTTCGTATTTTCCAGAGTGAAACCTTGTACCCATGAATAAATAGATCATTTTTAAGACCACCATTTATAGAGGCAAAACAAGTGAGCGCTTGTTCATCTTTCCTAATATAAACGCACGATTTGCGAAAAAAGTATGCCGCCATAACCTCATCATCTTTCAATATCATATAAATATAAATATTGTGTGTTTTAACCAGTTCCACTATATTGGTAAATTCAGGCATAATAGTAATATCAAAAAGGGAGCTCTGTCTTTTGACAAAGTCGTGCAAATAATACAGATTTTGTGGATTACATTCAAGCAATGTAACATCAGCAGGCAAATTAGTTAATGCATTCCATTTTCTCATTGAAAATCCATATGTTGGATATACCGTAAGTGGAACAATGCCAATTAGCGAGTCTTCTCGTTTAAATATTCCAATTTGTATCTGCTTAGCGATGTGAGACTGATTGTACTCGTGCGTTTGAATAATTTGCGCCGCAACTCCTTTCTTCCTTGAATGCTTGTCTACACACAAATAGTCAATATAATGTGCGTCAAAAAAAGCATCTTTATTGCCATTATTTATTTTTACATGAAGTGGTCTAGATGTTATACAACCAATTAGTTTGCGATCCTCTATCGTGGATGTTGATAAAGGCGAATCCTGTAACAAAACATTTTCCCAATAAAAGGAGAAGAAACATGGTGAGTTATGTCCTATAAAATAAGGCATAACATTGCATTGCTTAGGAAGAAACTCATTTTCATCATTATGCAAAAAATGCCCCCGAACTAGATTTAAAAATTTTGCAAATTGATAATCTTTTACCTTTGTTGATATTACCGTTTCTACATTTTCAAAATTACAGAATTTATTTTTTTCTGGAAGTTCATGACGTATTATTCCCACGGAAAAAAACCAATAGTATATGTCATAGAAATGAAAAACTGGTTGAATGGACCAAAAACGATATTTAATTTTTACATAAATCATAAATATTATTATCAAAGCTATAATGCTACCCAATAAAATAAGTGTAATCTTTGCAACATGATTCATTAATAATGTATAAGAGCTTTATTAATGAAGAATAAAAAGTTTTACATTGTTAAACTCATTGATTGTATCCTAGCCTAACCTATTGAGGCTTCTGTAAAATGTACAAGTATTGACTTTCGTAACCACAATTAAGAAGATCTATCTTCCCTAGCAAGATAAATCCTGCATCTTGCGCCTGTCGCAAAATTTCTGTCTGGGTCTCCATGTGTAAAACATGTTCTTGTCTTCTGGTTTTGCCAGTTTCATCATCCTTGAACTTCTCTACAAATGTAGCTGTATTCTTGTCCTTATTAAGATCAAAGTTAGATGAGTATGCAAATGTATCAAATTTAACATTTGTGCTGGTAATTCGTTTCTTGGCGTACTTTTGAGGAGAAACAAAAAGAAGTGGATTGCCTGGAGGAAGAATAGGATCAAATGTGTCTCTATTCACTAAATGAACAATTAAATGGCCGCCTCTCATTAACCAATTCATGCAATTAGTAAAAAACACTGCCTTGTCCTTGAAATAGTAAATAGTAAAATAGAGGCATGTAATGTGAGTAAATGAACTAGGTTGAAATTGATTTGCATTTAAAACATCGCCTTGAACAAAATTTAAATCAGGATAGTTTTCTTTAGCCTTTGCAAGCATAGAAGGTGAAATGTCAATACCCATTACATTTTTTATACCATATTTTTCAAATGCAGCAACATGATGACCAGTTCCAGAACCAATGTCTAAAATAATACTTTCTTCACTAGGAGTAGTTTTATTTATAATTTCGCCTACTTCATAATCATCTTTCATTTCATTGTATACTAAATAGTCATATATTCCTGCATAAAAATCATCATATATTTCACTTTGGCTCTTGAACAAAAATTTGTTTTGTTGTTCAAATCCTTCTTTTTTGGCGGGCTCAATATATTTAAAAAAAGTAATTATCAATATTAGTAAAAGGACAAAAATTAGGATTTTCCCCCAGTTAGTAGTATTATTGTAAACCTTGCCTAATGAATTAAATTGCTTATTAACATTTTTTAAAAAGTTTGCCATGATTCTATATGTATTGTTGTGATTTTTTTTGTATAAGTTTCTAATATATGGCAGACAATGAAATTAATGATATTCGTGAACAAAAAGATTTTAAAGGTATAACTTTTTCGGAGTTTAAAAAATCCAATGTGAAAAAGGAGCTTCTAAATAGTTTGATAAATGCAAAACTTGAGCCTGCTTGTTATTGGAGTGCCGAGCTAATATGTGCAGGACATTATGGCGATTTATGGGAGATAATTCTATACTTTTATAGCAAATACATACATCTTGGAAATCCTAAATTAGCAATGTATTTAGAATTGCGCATCAATAATTTTAAAGAGGCTGTTACAAATGGGTACATAAATAATGAGATTAAGATGAGAAACAATTTAAAAATACGGCGACTTTTTGCAGAGATAATTTGTGTTTTATGCGATAGTGTTAGAAAGCATAGCTTTGAAGATATTAAGATTAAGAAGGAAGAATTTGTGCTAACCCATATGACGGATAGATTTAAGGCACCAAATGTAAAATATGCTGATGAATATTTTAAAAAGGATGATCCCAAAGAGCTATTTGTTGCAATGAATGAACTTGCATATAATTTACACAAGGATACCAAAAATGGAATTAGCGCATGTTATTGGATAGAATGGATGATGGAATTTGAAAATGTTTGCAAATTAAAAAAAGAGAAATGTAGCTGTGAAAGAAGATCATTTGCACCAGTAGATACAAAAATGCAAATGGATATTATATGGATGATTTGGGACATATTTTTACAAGAATCTAAAAAGAGATCTCCTATTATTGACAAGGTTATGAAAAGCATATTAAAATTATTTACATTAAGATATTCTCCAACTTGCTATAAAAAACGCAAATATATGATATATTTTTGCGTATCACTTTTAACAGAACCATTGCCTGCATTAGACTGCGAAATGATTAAAAATAAAGAGAAAATAACAATGGTAACCCAAAAAATTGACAATATTTATAAACAGATTAAGAAAAATGAACATTCTCCCAACACTGATTATTTGTTTGTTAATGCAAATAAATCTAATCTTGATAAAACTATTGAAAAGTTGGAAAAAATGAGCAATTTTGGAGAAATGTTTATTCCAAGACTTTAGAGCTAGTTTTATAGAAAAGACATAAAAGACATAAAAGATACAAAATATACAATAAAATATTTATTTATAATATATACATGCGTAAAATTTTAAAAACACGAAAAACTACATCTTCAAAGTCAAAAACCCGTAAGGCTAAGAAGTCAATTGGTTATTCAAAAGAAGCAATTGTTCTTAATTTTATTGAAATGTTAAATACCGTAAAATTATTTCACTGGAAAACAAATAGTTATGCTAAGCATAAGGCAACTGATGATTTATACAGCGAATTGAATGGCAACATTGACTCTTTTGTAGAAGTTTTACTTGGAAAACAAGGCGATCGTATTGACCTTGTTAGCACAAAAACTATTCCCTTATTTGCTTATAATTCAGCCGATGATTTCAAAAGAAAGATTGAAGAATACAAAAAATATTTAATCGGTATGACAGCAAGCGGAACATTGAACTTGTCAAATAACAGCGATTTATTAAATATTCGCGATGAAATCTTGGGCAATCTTAATCAGTTTACATATTTATGGACTTTTAAATAAATATCTATATAGAACATTTTAGAGATTTTATTTAAATCCAATGCATATATTTGCATTTATAATAAAAATTTAATATATTTATTTTTATTATAAGTAATGAGTCTATCAAGAACATCTCAAAAATCAACAGATAACAAATTGGTAAAAACATTGACGGATGATTTTCCTGGCACTTTAGAACCTGCTGAGAGTAAAAAAAGCGCCAAGTCTTTTTTCTCTTCCTTTTTTTCACAAGGTGGAAATGATGAGAAAGACAAACAAAATAATGATAAGATGTCATATTCTTTGAATGCATTGGAAAATATGGGAAAATCAAGTCCATCCAAAGCTAAATCAAAAACATCCTCTATATTTTCTGCATTGTCGTTTGTTCCAGATGAAAAGAGTGCAACAATAAATGAGGGTGTAGGTCGAACCACATTATCTTCTTCTAAGACAGGAATGATTGCATCTTTTATATCTACTATTCAAAACTTGTCGTGGATAACATGGATTGTTATTGTTATCGTGCTTGCATTTTTGGGGTTTAATATTTTTATGTATTTGGCACAAACTACGCAAGTTTTTTCTAATATTCTTTCTGGAATTTTAGGCTTATTTAACAAGTTGTTTGGAAATACAGCCGTAAAAACTATTCAACAAACAACAAGTGCATCTGCCACTGGTGCACAAGGTATTGTAGATTTTACAGCATCTGCCGCCACAAGCGGAATTAATTCTCTTCAACAAGGCGCGCAAAATATTCCGTCATCCTCATCTTCTTCTTATACTGGATCTGCATCAGTACCAGGAATAACAAGTGGTAAACCTGTAGGACAATCTGTTTCTACAACAGTGCCAAAAATAGACAATGTACAAGAAACAACATTGAACACAGCTCTTAACAATGCAACCCAATCACTAGATAATCCACAGAATCAACAAAATCCTATAGATGAAGGTCCTTATCAAGCCGATGATTCTTATAGTAGTATTCAAAAACCAACAAGTAAAGCTGGCTGGTGCTTTATTGGTGAACAACAAAGCTTTAGAAGCTGTGTAGAGGTAGGAGACAACGATATTTGCATGTCTGGAAATATTTTTCCAACGCAAGATATTTGTGTAAATCCTAGCCTTAGACAATAATAAAGCTGCATAAATATAATAAAATTATTACTAGAAAAATTATTAATAAAAATATTATCTACACATTTGTAGTATTTTATATAGTTAATTTTATATAATAATTATATAAAATGTCGTGTCTTGGATCAAAATATAATCCAAACCCACCTAGAACATGGAATCGTTTTGAAAATATAAGTACATCTAGTAATTTTAATGCAGTACAGACAGATACAATTATTTTTAAAGGAAAACTTTATTCTGTTGACGATTTAAAAAAAGGAAACGTCTTAGAGTACAAAAAAAATAGTGCAAATTTAACAAAAAAGCAACAGTATTCACAAATGGCAAAAGGATTAGGACAAGGTCGTAAAAAAACATATGCAACTCAATCACAAACTTATACAAATCCAAATACAAATAGCCTGAAAAGAGTTGATTATACTAATGTACAAGTAAATAATAATTCTCTATTACCAACCCTTTTGCCAATCACGTGTCCAGAAGAAAATAATTTTATTAATAAAAATAATGTTGTTATTCCAGATGGAGGTTCACTTGTTTGCAATATTAGTGAAAATATTTGCACAGGAGAAGTTTATAATGTTACAGAATCTCACAATTGTTTTCCAACAACGGATTCAGATGTTCCTGGTCCCCCTGTTTATTTGTGCTACAATTCAAGTTTGCCAACATATTACCCAAATCAACAAAGATCATTGTCTTCAGGTGGAAAAAATTGGCAACAAGGAGTAAAAATAACTGCAAATAACAATGCAGTTACTCTTGATAATATTAATTTAAATTCTACTAGTTTTAATGACTCTATTGATTACACTAATATTGACAACATATCTAATATTAAATTATCTTTATCTAGTGATACTGCGCATATTGCATCTAATACAATTATTGATTCTTTCAATAATGATGCAAAGTCCAACGTTAGATTTTCTTTAACTGGTACTTCCAAACCTATTGCAGAAACTGTTTTTAAAACTAGTGATAATCATATGCATACACATCCACATCTACATGCACATTCAAAACCTAATAAAAATTTATTTAAAGAACTAAACAAAATAGAAAACATTTTAAATGTTGATCAAGAAAAAATTCATACAGATACAAAAAATGAACAAACTACTATATTAGGAGCTATAAAAAGTGAACAAGACAAGATTGAAGAGGATTTAAAGGTCGTAGAGGAAGACACAACAAAAGCTATAAAAGCTGAACAAGAACAATTAGACGCTGATCTAAGTAATACAGAAAAAAATCTTAAAGATTTTAATGTAACTCTTCAACGCGATGCTAATAATGAAATTATAAAAATATTTACTGATGGAGGAAAAACAAATTTATACAAATTACAAAATGTAAAAATAACTGAAAGTGTAAACCATAATGAACAAATTAAGAACTTTACTCATAATGATCTTGAAATTAGTAATTCAGATACAGCCCAAGTTATTAAAAATTATTTTGATACTCAATTTACTACAACTGAATCTATAATTACAAACTCACAAACCTCGATGACTGCAATTATTTCTCATATAGATGCAATGGAATCTCGTATTAACGATAAAATTAATAATACAACGGCACAAGTTTCTAATCTTGGAACAAATTTAACAACGCAATTTACAGGACTAGGAACAAATTTAACAACAAATTTAACAAATAATTTAATAGGTCAAGTATCTGCATTAGAAAATAATTTAACAAGTCAAGTTGCTACCATTGGAAGAAATGTAACTGGTTTAGAAAATAATTTGACAAATCAAGTTGCAGGTATTGGAACAAATTTAACAAGTCAAGTATCTACATTAGAAAATCGTTTAATAACTCAGGTTGCTAGCATTGGAACAAATGTAACTGGTTTAGAAAATACTTTAACAACACAAATTACTGGAATTGGAACAAATTTAACAAGTCAAGTAAGTGGATTAGAAAATAGTTTAACCACTCAAGTTTCAAGTATTGGAACAAATGTAACTGGTTTAGAAAATACTTTAACAACACAAATTACTGGAATTGGAACAAATTTAACAAGTCAAGTAGGTGGATTAGAAAATCGTTTAAATACTCAAGTTTCAAGCATTGGAACAAATTTAACAAGTCAAGTAAGTGGATTAGAAAATAGTTTAACCACTCAAGTTTCAAACATTGGAACAAATTTAACCGGATTAGAAAGTCGTTTAACTAGTCAGGTTTCAAATATTGGAAATAATTTAATAACACAAGTAAGTGGATTAGAAACTCGTTTAACAAATCAAGTTGCAGGCATTGGAACAGAGTTAATAACTCAAATAACCACATTAGAAAATAATATTAATTCAAATAATACTAATCTAACCACACAAATTACTGGTATTGGAACAAATTTAACAACACAAGTAAGTGGTTTAGATAGTCGTTTAACAACGCAGGTTACTACCATTGGAACAGATCTAACAACGCAAGTAAATGGAGTAGAAAATCGTTTAACTACTCAGGTTGCCGGCGTTGGAACAGAATTAACAGCACAAGTAAATGGATTAGATAGTCGTTTAACAACGCAGGTTGCCGGCATTGGAACAGAATTAACGGCACAGGTAAATGGATTAGATAGTCGTTTAACAACACAAATTACTGGAATTGGAACAGATCTAACAACACAAATTACTGGCATTGGAACAGATCTAACAACACAAATTACTGGCATTGGAACAGAATTAACAGCACAAGTAAATGGATTAGATAGTCGTTTAACAACACAAATTACTGGCATTGGAACAGAATTAACAGCACAAGTAAATGGATTAGATAGTCGTTTAACAACGCAGGTTACTACCATTGGAACAGATCTAACAACACAAATTACTGGCATTGGAACAGAATTAACGGCACAGGTAAATGGATTAGATAGTCGTTTA